ATCCCAATACAACTTGCTTTCCAAATGTTACTATGCCCTTTAGTGTAGGTGATAGACTTTTCATTACTGATTTAGCAGAAAGTGCGGCATCTAAAAAAGCACTTGGTGTTATAACAAGAATATCAAAACTACCTGATACAACTGATAATAAAGATAAAGGAGCAAGAGTTTTCTTTGTTCCTCTTCAAAATCTTGTTTTAGGACCTGGTGGCGGTGCTGTTGCGAATGAAACAGAAGCATCAACACTTACTGGCGGAACTGACCCAATTCTTACACAAAATTATATGTATAGTCACGGCTTAAATGGTTTTGCTGTATTTGTTGAAGAAGCAGACAGAATAAATAGTTATACACGCACTATTCCAATTCCAAATAGAACAGTGGACCCAGTTAAAAAAGTATTAGATGATGCGGCAGATAGTAAAGTAAATTTCACCATCAAAAATCTTCAATACAATATTAAAAGAGTAGATATGGACGAAAATGTAGTTTCGGCTGATTTAAAAGCGGCAAACTCATCAAGTGGCTATCGTTTAGATTTAGCAACTACACAAACAAGATTAGTCAATTTAACTGCTATTCAAGGACCGACGAGTATGTTAATTAGTATTCCAAATATAACCAAAGCATTAGCCGTCTTAAGTGTTCCACTTAACCAAAATGAACAACTTTCAGTATCTGCTCAATCGCTACGAGGAAGACCTGATAATATTTCAAATTACCAGTATGATATTGGTCGTGATGGATTACAGCCACAGCGTAAAGTTTTAGTAGAAAAAGCAAATCTTAATGACCCACTAATTCAAACACAGCATATTAATGAATTAATTAAATCTGTTGAAGGTTTTGATATGGAATTATCTTCTCTTAATGGTGTTTTAATGAATTTCGCAGTTGGTCGCCAGTTCGCAAGAAATGATATGTATTATAATCTTATGGAGGCTGGTGATTTAACCCTTAAGGCAGAATATGATACCCAGCAAACCTTTCCAAAACTTGTAGTTCATTTTATTCATCATATCCGCTCAATTTTAGTCACAAGTGGCGGTATTCAAATAGCCAATTAAATAAATTAAAAAATATATTAATAAAAAAATATTTTATTATTAATATATAAAAATGAGTGTCCCATTAAATGCCCAACGTAGAAGAGTAAGCATTCACCCAAACAACCAGCCTTCTGGTAATACATTTAGTGCTACAACCTTTCCCCAAATCAATTTCGTAATAGCAAGACAAGATGCCTTCCTTTTACCAAAAACTTTAAAACTTAATGGAACTTTTGTCTTAAAAGATAGCACTGGAACAAAAGTAACAAATAATCCTTCAGTTGTAAAATCAGCCGTAAATGGTTCAACTGTTAATAATAGAATTGGTGTAGCCAGTTGTATAGAAGAAGTAACCATTCAAACATTAAATGGTCGTAATTTAGAAACAATTAGAAATTACAACAGATATTTAGCATCTTCAAAACCATTTATGAATAATTCATTTGATTATAATAATGGATTAAATTTAGATGACGCATTTTTAGGTTCTAAATCTATTACTACTTGCCGTGTCGCTAATGTAGAAACAAATTTTTCCATACCAATTGAAGCAGGAATGTTAGGCGATATGCCTTTGAACATCAGTTCCAAAGGCTTTCACGGCATTCAATTGAATTTACTTTTAGCACAAAATGCGGCAGTCAGTCAGCCATTTGCTGTATATGACCACGCTGGAGCAAAAACTTTAGTTTTAAGTGATAATGATTATCTTTATGAATTAAAAAATGTTTTCTTAACATTTGATTTAGTAAAACCTGGACCTGAATTATTTAATAGACTTCCATCTACAGGTCTTTTAGGCTTCAATACAATCCAGTCATTACACTCCACACTTCTCTCCAGCGACCAAACTACAAACTTAAGATTTGGTTGCCGTAATGCTATTTCAGTTACTCATACTATTATTCCATCTTCTCAATCTACAAATCGTGCTGTTGATAGTTTCCGTTTAGCAAAACCTGAAGCACCAGCCAATCAGCCTCAACCAATTAGAACTGTTCAGTATATGAGAGCAGGTGAATTATTTCCCTATAATTTTGTTTTAGATAGTGAAGCCGAAGGCGTTGATGGTAATCCTCAATCTATGATTGCTGAACCAGCCCTCAATAGTGTTACTTTATATGAAAATCAGCATACTTCTCTCAATCCTATGAGTAATGTAGGAATAAATAATCAAAAAGCATTTGCTGGAGCAAAACAGGAACTTGGGCTTCCTTATCCTATGGCTCTTGACCCAGATAGCACATTTGTTTTAGGCGTTCCAATGGACAGCCAAAAGCAAGGTGCGAACTTTAAAGATAGAGAATATGCTATTCGTATTCAATCTGGTTTAAATGATACAACTGCTAATAGTTTATTCACTTTTGTTAGATGTAGAAATGTAGCAGAATATTCACCAACTGGAGTTAATGTTGTAGAATAAAAAATTAAATAAAAAAATATATTAATAAAAAAATATTTTATTATTAATATATAAAAATGGAAAAGCCCAGTGACCAAATTCTTGGAAAAACCGATGATATCCCAGCAGTTATGAGAGTAGAAAGTTCTACTTTAGAACCAATTACCATAAATGATAACAACGCTCGGTTTGTATTTGAAAATAAAGGTATTCTTTCACGTGATACAGTTCTTCAATTTCAGTTAGTTACAGGTGGTGGTGTTGGTTTCCTTCCCATAGGCAGTGGGATTTACTCGTTAATCCGTAAAGCAACTTTAAGGGTTGGTGCTAAACGCATCTGCGAAATAACTGATTTACCATTTTATCGGTCAATGACCCACACTTATAATACCCCAAGTTACAGAGCCAACTATGTAAGATTTATGAAAGGAATAAATAATACTTTAGTTCCTAACCAACTCGGCACTTCAGTTGGTGGAGTAAATGCTAATGTAGATGCTGGTAAATTTCAGCCCACAGGTGGTGAAGTCGCAGTCTCAACTTTTGTTCCAGAAGATACTGTTGTTCCTAACGATATGAAACTTACATCGTCTGCGGAAACTACACCTTGTTTCTCAATTTTTTTACGTGAAATTTTCCCAATCTTGGAAAGTATTGAATTACCGCTGTTCTTAATGAATGAAGAAGTTGTTGTTGAATTAGAATTTAACAAACAGACTACAGCAGGTGATGTGGCTTCAAATGGTGTTGGAACATTATGTTGCTTTGAAAGCGATAGTGCGTCACCACCAAATTTAGTAGAACATACTTGTTCTTTAGTAAAAGAAAGTTGCCTTATGTATGTAGATACAATTTATTATGCGAATGAGCGTATGGAAGATATTGACCGCCAAACTGATGCTACAAAAGGTATGGCTCTAAAATATACTGATGTTATTAGTAATGTAGCAAGTATGGGCGACCAAGTTGCTATTACTCCCCCAGCCCTTCGTGAAACAGAAGTAATTCATCAACTTCCTTTAAGTGGTTTTTCAGTAAAAAATGTATTTTGGTGTTTTAATGCTCCTGCTCGTTCTTCATTAACAAATACTGGTCAGCAAAAAAGCACACCAGAATTTTACAATCCATTATATGGTAAATACGCTATGTTAGCAACTCCAAAAAGTTCAACCTTTGATATACGTGTAAATGATAGTCTTGTATTCCCAGAACCAATTACCAACCCAGCATTAAAAGCAACTGAAGCCAGTTTAGTATATAACAGCCCTGTATATTTACATACAGCATTATATTCTCGTGATAGTTATACAACTAAAACAGGTGAATTTGCCGATGATACTGATGCTCTTCCAGTAAGTGAAAGCAAAGAAGCAAGACCTGGTGGAACATATCGTCTTTTTGGTGGTATAGAACCAACCGAAATGTTAGGTGGTCAGCATTTTGAAGCAGTCAATTTAAGCACTATGCCTGGCGATGCTAACGATGATAGTATTTATATTAACCAGAAACCAATTGAAGTTTTACATCGTAAATTCCCAACTAACCAGCATACAAATTTCCGTTATAACGCATATTATTTTGCGGAAGTAGTCAAAGGCTTTGCTCTTAAAAATGGTAATGTTGTAATCCAGCAAGGACCATCAGTTTTAATGGCTCAATAAATAATTTCTCTCAAATAAATAAAATTAAATTATAAAAATTATATATTATTTTATAATTTAATATTATAATGGGTTCTTGT